CCGACTTAGTAGTGTTGGCTATGGCGATGATGCCAGAGTTGACGGTCAGGTTGGCGGCCGTGTTGCCCGTGAATAGGGTAGTCGTGTTGACGACTAGGTTAGCTCCGACCTTGATACCAGAACTGAAGAAGTTGTTGGTGCCAGTGAATTCTAGGTTACCAGAGAGTACGCGACTATCGGTATTCTGTATGTACTTATTGGCTGCTGTACCGCCGAGGTAGCTGGCGTCGTTGGCAGTCAGAGCGTTGTTGACGTTGAGGTTGCCCTCGGTCTTGCCATTGACGTGAGTAGAGCTGTTGGCAAAATATGCGGTGCCAGTGTAGGCAGTAGAATTGAGAGAGAAGACTCCACCAAAGTAGAGGCCACTGCTATTGACCTGAGCATTCGCAGAGCCGTCGCCTACGATCAGCGTATTGCCGACAGTGACGTTGTTGGTAGTCTTGCTGAACGTGAAGCCCGCGGTGGCATTGAGGAAGCCGGAGTCGTTGAACTGGACGTGCGTATTCGAACCAGTGACGCTGTCCGGAGGAGTGTACCAGAAGACGTTCGATCCTGAGCCACCAGAGGCTAGGAGCTGATTAGCCGAACCGAAACCACCGTTGGCATAGATCTTGGTCGGGACGACGTTGGCCGCTATGACCTTGTCGATCGCGCTAGACGCGTTAGCCACCAGGGCCTGATTGGCCGTCAGCGTACCAGGGTTGCGAGCTCCGGCGATGGCCACTAACTGGCCATTCGAGCCGATGTATAGCACGTCTCCATTGGCGGTGTAGGCCAATTCACCGTTGGCTAGCGAGCCAGGATTAGCCGTATTCAGAGATCGCTTGATCTGGATTAAGTTGTTGGCCATCTTAGAACCTTCTTCTTCTTATTGTTCTATTTACTAAAACGTGCCGCCGTCGATGTTCAAGACATCTACGCCACCTACATCACCTATCTCTAGCTGCTGGACCACGTATGTGTCATTGGCCGAGTGATAGACGAGAGTATGACCATTAGATACCGCGGTCGGCTCGTAGACGTCATTCAGCTTATCCAGTCGAAAATTTAGCTGAGTGAATCCTACCGTGTTCTTGATAGTGATAGGATATGAGCTGTCTATCGCCTGCTGGGTGTTGGCCTTCTGAGTGACCACCACCTTCTTCTGACGAGTGACTACTACGTTAGTCATGTCTTACCTCGTGACTTGTGGATTGATTGTCACGATTCCTTCGACTATCCTGGTGATGCTATTCGCAGCGTCAGTCAACTCGACGTCATAGACGTACCTGCCGGCAGTGATATTGCCGGTCTGGTTAGCCGTCAGAGTCAGAGTGATCTCTCCGGCTTCTACATTGATGGAGGTGGTAAACTCTGCGGTCAGGGACGAGCTGTAGCTCTTTCTGATCTGAGAAGCGGCATTGGAGCTAGTGAGATCGAGGATGTTGCCGTCCTCGTCGGTCAGAGTCAGGACGGTCTCGTAAGTAGCCCCCTGATCTATGAATAAGTTTGCCTTAGTGGCCATGGCCGCCCCTCAGTATTGGATCCGTAGGCTATTTATGTTGCCGAAAAAACTGACTATGGCCAGGTGGTGAGGGCGGCTCTCTGCCAAGTATTAGCGGCCACGCAGACGTATATGAATCCGCTCGCCCAGGCTATCTGACCAGGAGTGCCGGCGGCCGTGGCCGAAGCCGGCGGGCTAGAGGCTGTCAGTGTGATGGAGTTGACCGTCATGGATAGAGTAGAGGTACTTCCATTGGTCAAGACTCTCTGGAGGTCGGTGTCCTCGTACAAGTCTCTGAAGTTCTCGTCTACTTCTCCGTAGGTGAGGGCGCTTCCCTTGTCTGTCCTGTATGTTATAGTCATTAGTACTGTTCCGTGCTGCTGTTCGCTACATAGATTCCGGACTGAGCTCCATTGGCATTGTAGTAGATACCCACGTAGCTGACGTAGCTATTCCCTTCGTAGCCAGGAGTCTTCTCGAAGTAGTCTCTGACCGAGTACTCGAAGATCTCTGTCTCTGCGTCTGTTGGAGGCGAGTCGAAAGTATATCCGTTGACCAGATTGGCCACGTCAGTCTCCGGCTATTACGTCTGGTGATCCGGAAGAAGAGGCATTCGGGACCCAGCTGGAGTGTCCTTTTGTGGCGTCTCCTTTTCTATGGACTGGGATGCCATTGACTAGCACTGATCCACTACCGGCTACCGCGGGGTCTCCACAGTATGTCTTGTCTCCGATTCTAACGGTCTTCTGATCGTTCGTCTTCACATCTGGCGAGCCCTGAGCATAGGCAGTCTGGTGAAATGGATTAGGAGTAGGACTGGCGTGACCTATATGCAGATCGACGTCTACTCTGCTCACCCTAGGCATCAAGTCACCGTAAGCTGTCGATTGATGTTGTAGGTGCTATTCGTGACTGTGGGTGTAGCCCAGAGCCTGACAGTCGAGCCCGATAAGTTGGCAGAGAATACCGCGAGGTTGTTCGCGGAAGATCTCAGTGTGGCGTACTCTGTAGTGAACCCTGTGACGGAGTCATGCATCAGCAAGATCTCGGTCATCTGGAAAGTGGAATTGCCGTTGTCCGTGACTGAGATGACGTACTTTCCACCTCTGTAGGTGCTACCGCTAAATGAGTCCACTATGAGTGCTGAAGAATTCGTCGTGGTGATGCTATTGGCACTCGAAGTCGTCAGGATCGCGTTAGTCGCCGTGACGAATGACAGAGTATTCGCCAACCTCGTCGCACCAGTCACCGTCACAGAATTAGAGAAACTCGTCGCATTGAGGACTGTAGTGTTGCCACGGAGAGTCAAGTCGTTTGATATGAAGACGCTGTTAGTCACCGTGGAGTTCGTGGAGATAGTCACGGCATTGCCGCCTCCGACTCCTAAGATGGAGAACGTATTGGCGTTTACGGTCAGATTGGCAGAGTTGACGAAGACGTTCGAACTGAAAGTGGAGTTGCTGCCAGAAAAAGTCACATTTGAAACTACCGACAAGTTGGCCGCGGTATCTACGTCGCCGCCTCTCAACTCGTAGTTGACTACTACGCTGTTAGCTCCGAATATTCCAGAGACGAAACCATTGCCGGCAGTGATGTCGCCAGCGGTGTTAGTAGCCGTGGTCACCACGTTCTTATAGGCGTTGGCCATCTGATTAGTCAGCGTGAGCCACTGTGCGAAGGTGTCAGTAGCGATGACTATCTGATTGAAAATTTTACCCATTCTTAGCTTTCTCCAATAGGAGTTTCTTTAGTTCTTCCATCTCTGTCTGGAGATGAGCGATGTCTTCTTTGGTCTTGAGATACTCTTTATGCTGATTCTTCTGGCTCATATACCTGTCGTAGTCAGAGAAGTCGGTGTTGATGACAACACCGGTCTCATCGTCCTTGACGTATCCAGAGACGTCAGTCTTAAGAAGTAGCCTACTCATGCAGATACACCTATTGCTCTGATGTCTTCAATCTCGGGGATCACAGAAGTCTTCGAGGATAGCATCACGACCTTGATTGCCATGGTGTCGTAACCGTCGTACACATGCATACTCGTGTTGTAGTACCTGACGACGTTATCATTATTGATGTTGCGGAATGCCTGATTCTTGAGAGCGATCTTCGCCATCTTGAGACCAGATCCGATCAAGCTAGTATTAGTAGTACTTTCGTCTATGATCAGCGTAGTATCGTTGGTGACACTATTTACTGAGACGATGAAGTGCTTCTGATCGTCGAATAGTGGATCGTAGATCTTGACCAGATCTCCATTAGCGAAGCCCTCGGTCTCGCTGGTGAACGTCGTTCCAGTACCAGTCACCGTGGTGCAACCTGAAGAGATAGACACTTGACCGTCAGAGACGTACGCGACTTCGTGAGATAGAGGCACTCCGTATGTGAACTCTCTCAGATCTTTGTCGTCGGTAGCCGAACTGATCTCGTCGGCGCCAGACGTGCAGTCTAGTGCAGTCCAGTCTTTGTCGTCGAAGGCTTCAGGATCCTGAGAGTTATAGAGCTTGGCGTAGACTTTGAAGTCTGTGCCAGGAGGACGGTAGGCCCTCATGATCACGATGGCATCTTCGGCCAGTCTACCCTCAGTGAAGTTGACTCGTGTAGTGACGTGCTTGGCGAGAGCATTACCATAAGATGTGTGCTCATTCGTATAGTCGTTGTTGATCAAGTACTTGTGATAGTAAATGACTGATCCGTTAGTAGAGCACGGATTGATGAAGTCATTATTGGCCGTGGCTTCTATGATGATCTGCGTATCATTGCCGCTGACTGTAGCTAGCTGAATTACCTCGTTAGAACGAGACATGAGCGCGGCGCCATCCTTATAGGGAAGCTTGTTCTTCTTCAGATTCTTGACGAGCTTCTTATTCGCAGTAGCATCCGGGTTGATGATGTAGTCGCCGTTGGCGGCCTTGATGTAAGCAACCTGGTGCTTGATCTCATAAGCTACTCCGGCAGGGTTGTTGACCTTCACGTCTGGAGTTATTGCGTCGATCTCGAAGTCGATGACTTCTATGTCTCTGAATACGTATTTCTTGAGCTCTGACTTCAGACGAGGTCCTTCCCTCATGAACCACGTGGCACCAGTTCCAGTAGAAGGAAGGTTGGAGCTATTCTTGACTGCTACAGATGGCTGAGCAATCAATCCAGCTCCAGCGTTTGTTAGATACACCGCGGTGATATTTCCTGACGCATTAGTACGAACGTTAGCGTAGGCATTGATAGAACCAGAAGTGGCAGACGTGATGATTAGGTAGTCGGTGTTAGAGTAACCACTACCCGCGGCATTGATTGATATGGAGTGAATGCTATTATTCACGAACCTGTGAGTGAGATTGGCGTTCGATCCGGTCAAGACTAAGAGGTCCTGCCTGTTCCTATCTTTGTAGTCCCAGCTAGGTGAGTTGCCCTTAGCATTGAAGGACTTCGACCTGTCTAGGAAGTCTACGCGACCGATCGGAGACACGAAGAAGTTAGCGACCGAGTTAGTAAACGTCGGAGCCCTGTTGATGACGATGGTATTGCCGCTGACTTCTTTGATCTTACCGACGTTATAGAGGTCGACGTCTGTAGACGGGTGGCCCGGATCGTCGTGATCTTTAGAGTATAAGACGATGAACTGGTCGTTAGCATTCGTGAAGATCGCCTCGAAGTTGGCGGTCGGCGAAGAGATACTCGTATTTCCCTGCTGAACGGATACCGTATAGACGTCTCCGTTATTGCTGGCAAGCGGGTTCAGCTGGAATATTCGTTCTCCTGCGTGAGCCTGACTCTCTCTTTTCGAGTGTTTAGCGTCGTATAAGATGTACTCTTTTTTGCTAGTGGGAACGTTATAATTGATTGGCTCTTCGGGACCGGGTTCTCCTGGCGTTATCGTAGTCGTCCTGTACCTGGCCGCATATACCTCGAACACCAGGTCTTCGTCTTTCATCGGCGTCCATGTAGCTTTGTCATCGACACCGTGATTGGCGCCCTCTCCACCTGCTGCGCTCGGATCGAAGTCAGAAGTTAGACGATCTTCGGTCTTATACAAGTTTCCGACTAACCTGTCAGTGACGCCCGGAGATACTTTGTCCGTGCCTACGTAGTACTTACCCTTCTTATTGGTCCACATGACATAGTCTTCCATGCCGTCGAACCTGATATAGATGGCATACATCTTGTCAGTCTTGACATAGACTTCTTCATCGAAGATGAAACTGGTAGCCGCAGAGGCGTCGCCCGAACGGGTCACCTTACCATACTCCACGCGTGCAGTCTCAAGCACCCTGGTGAGATTTGGTGTGCCATCCGCCTTGGTCTCCACGATAGATACTTCTACGCCCGGATTTAAGATACCAGACTTATTAGCCTCTGCACCAGCACCGATCTTTGGTTTCTTCCTGAAGTACAGATCTACCTTAGATATATTGACCTGTGGCGATCCTCTCACCTTGGCCTTATCTATGAAGAATGTCTGTGCATAGTCATACATGAGTAAGCTTCCTATTGGTTCCTAGATTCGTATTACCTGTCATGATCACATGTATCTCTTAGGATCTGTCACACCTGAGAATACGTTTATCTTCTTCTCGTGAACGACGCTCGCTTTAGAGCTTTTGTCGTCGTTCTGAATTAGTATAGTAGGCTTGTCTATAGTATCATAGTAAGCCTCTGTCTTAGAGTATGTATAGTTGTAATAACCACCACCTTTGTCATATACTTTGTTTCTGTAACTGTAGTCTGACAGGACGTACAGATATAGCTCGATCTTACCTTCTTGATCGGTCATGATACCTCCAGCAGGAGAGTCATTAAAGAAGTCTGGAACTCTCGCAGAGTAGTCTTTCCACGTATCATTCGACGTAGCAAATTTAGGAGGAGACGGGATGACTGTTTCACGCACTGAAGTATCGCAGAGATGACTGAAGTCTGCTCCGTTGAACTTGAGTTTGTGCTTCGTGTTCGGCTTGAGACCGGTGACTTTCAAGTGATACCTAAAGAACTTAGTGTTCCACCACTGTTCATAACCTGCATCCCAGTCGTAGTCTACCTGCTTACCTTGCTCGATGAAATCGACAATCTTGATATTACCGACGAACTTGTTACCACCGCCGCCGCCTGGTTCTTCTTTTTCATTACATTCTACGTTGATAGGATACTCGAGTCTAGCTCTAAATCCATCTTCTACTACGACGATCTTATAGTAATTACCGTTGGCAGGATTATGATTCCAGGTGATCTTACCGCCTCTCCTGAGGAAGATCTCGCCTGTCTCTTTTCGCTCTTGACCGTGATTGAGACCCTTCTTCTTGAAGCTGTCACCCTCGGTGAAAGTACTTCCCTTAATACTTCTCAAGTAATTATAGTCGGCAGTAGTCAGACGCTGTGTATCAGCGGCAGTGTACAACGCCTTCTTGAAGTCGCCGTCTGCTGGGAACTGACCCTTCACCTTGCTCTGGAAGACGCGGATAGGTCCAGAGTTCAAGCTTCCACCATACATGTACGCATAGAGGACGACTTTACCCTTCTTGTCTTTCAAGTCGCTAGCCATTGTGACGTATCTGACGTCGACTTTTCCAGATCTCTCTGGACCATCATAATCGATAAAGGCGTCTTCCTTGACGCATACGTTATCATTTCCGCCGTCGTCAGGAGGCTCACCCGGACCCTTCTTGCGAGTAGCCTTCATCTGTTCGACGATACTGAAGTGTTCAAGCGAACATTCAGGTAATTCGGGCTCGTCTTTGATGGTCTCGAACGAAGGCACTGCTCTACTATCTTCTATTGCGGCCTTGTACTCTACGCTATTGACGTCGGTGTACTTGAGGTCGTCTAGGCTGTCAGCGAAGAAGCCGTACTTGAATCGGTTGATGTTTGGAGACAGAGAGCTGGGGAGTCTCAAGTCTTTGATACCTAACTCGAGCACAGTCAGAGAGACGTAGTACTCGAGGTCTTTGATCCTGCGCTCTAGTCCACCTATGTCTTCCATCGTATATCTACGTGGCTGCTCGATCTCGATCTCTGCGGTATCCAACAGACGAGAAATCTTCTTGCTGTTCTTTCTAGCCGTGAGGCGAACGTCATTGATGATGTTCTTAGCCATGATAGTGTTGAGCTGCCTATCACTGTGCTCTTCGATAGATGGATAGGCAGGGATCTTGATGTGGTTCAAGATCATAGTAGTCTTATTATTGACCGGAGTCAGAAGTCTATCAGGATAAGGACCGTCTAGCAACTTAGTCGGCGCCGCCCTGCCTCGCGCAGTTCCAATTTTGCCGTCGGCTGCCAAGTAGATCGTATCAATACGTCCCATGAAGTATTCGGCATTGAAAGTCATGACACTATCAGGTACTGGGAATTTCTTATTGGTGCCAGAGAATGTCTTAGCATAAGGGGGATTGATAGTAGCACCGGCCACCGTCGTGGAGAGATTTGCGGTATTCGCTACTGCAGGACGGAAGTCGATGTGGTTTATCATATCATAGAAAGTACCACCAGATCCCTTCAGTTCTGGAATCTCGAGAGTATTGACGATAGTGTTGTTGAGATTCGCCAGTGGCTTAGCATCATTGTTAGCGCGTGTGACTTTATTCGAGTCGACGTATGAGTTGATGTGTACCGGTCGACCTTCGTGACTACGTGTGAACGCGTCGTACTGGACTAGTAGGTAGTCATCAGGACCGATTACGAGCTTACTCGTCTTCTTCTTGACGAGATAACCGAGCTCAGAGAAGTTCGCTGTATGGTTATGATCGATGAAGAAGTCTCTCGTGACTTCTGAGCTATTCACATTTACAGTGGAAGTGTTTGCCATGTAGACCGCCTTTAGGCGGAAGATGTCAGGAACACCCAAGCACCACGGGCCGTTGAGGTTTACCGCCGCATAGATGTCTGCGTTACCAGTGGCAATATTCACTGCGTTAGCCAGTGTCATGTGAGTAGAGTTCGTAATGGTGCCGACCGTGGCTAAGAACGTTCTCTTAGTGCTACGTACTATCTGGAGCTGTTGACCTGCAGTAAACGAGGACGTCGTAGTGTTAGATACTGCGTTGCTTCCCTTAGTGAAGTAGCCGTCTACACCACTACCATACTTACTGTAGCCAAAGCCGGTAGAGTTATTGGCTGGACGAATGATCGTATAGAGGTCTCTATTGGGAGTCTTCGTTGCTATCGGAGCATTATTGACCGAGATGTTGAAAGCTGCAGCCAGTGGAATGCTACTAGCCCCGTACAGTCTCGTGCCGAGATCTACTGTCAGAGTCCTGCCGTCTAGTGTGGCGTTGGCGACTACGCCGTCTCTCGTCAGAATTGGTAGAGGCACGTACTGAGGGAACGCCCTGGTCACGGTGGCTACCGAGTTACTGAAAGTAGGAACAGAGTCGATCGTGAGATGCGTGCCGTTAGTGACGGCGGTGATGCGACGAATTTCAGAACTTCCTGAGCTATTGCTGCTCAAGCGAATGTAGTCGCCAGTCCTCAGAGAAGTCGTGAATGATGTGTTGCCAGAAGAGATTACGTTAGTCGCGCTGCTCACTACCGCGTTGCCGTCTCCTCCTGCAGAAGCGTTGGCATAGGCATTAGAGAGAGGCATGAATACGAGTTGCTGCCTCTGCGCGTCTGTGAGGTCAGTATTGTACGGGAAGTACTCACTTCCTGACAGTGTTATAGAGATGATGCCGGTGTTAGGCATCGTGTACGTCGTGCCAGTGTCGTCGAACGTCCTGTACTGATAGCTGATACTATTGATCGCTAGCGGAGAATCGAAGCCGCTGTAGAACATCATTCTATTGAGAGACTTGTTATCAGAAGATTTGACCTTCTTAAACACGGCTCCTTGTTTGAAAGACGTAGAATTAGTAGAAGAGTTACCGGCAGTAGTGATGTTATCCAGCACCACGTCTGCGATGCCCTTGACGGAGCCGTCGTAGTATATCGACTTAGTATCTTTGAACGATTTACCTGGGAACATCTCGACGTCAAATAAGTACATGTGGTACTTAGACTTAGGAGATCCCTGAGGATTTCCATTAGGATTGCTGTCTGCGTATACGATCGACCTTACTTTGGCAGTACCGATTCGATTATTGCCTATCGGAGTCGATATAGTACCTGTCGAATAGAGAGATGAATTTGACAGGTAATTAGCTGGCGAGTCGTAGAGCCTGACGGTACCTACCGCACTAAAGTCGAAAGAACCAGCGAGTTCGTCGACGACGACGTACTTACCATACGTGAGACTGACGTTAGCGGCTTCTTCTATGGCAGTATCGATACCCTTCTCGAGGGTGAAGCTGTAGTTGCCATAAGTCTTGACTCTATAGCCATCGATGTATGCCGTGCCTGGATCGACGACGACAGTGAATGTGTTAGCTACCATCGAAGAGTTCGTGGTGGACTTACAGGCGACTAAGAACTGATCTGTCACGAAGTCACCACTCGAGTCAGCCATTCTCTCGGCCATCTCGTCGTTGACGCCGTTGTAGACCGTCCTCTGATTCTGCTTGTAAGGTACTCCTTCGGAAAATTCTACTATCGAGAAGAACTCTAAGTTCGACCTGGCGACGTCACTCGCGACTACTTCCAACTTAGGAGTCAGCTGAAGACGATCTGCACCAGGAGCAGTGTAGTTCCTGGAACCGAGAGCGTTGTCTAAGAGTTCGGTGTCTTCGTAGGCGTCTACTATGTCTTCTTCAGTGCTGAATCCTACCGATACATTATTAGGGAGATTCGTGTACTTGCTGACGACGATGCTCTGCGCCGGAACGTTTAAGAAGTAACCCTTCTGGTAGATCACGCCATCAGAGACGCCGAAGGCGTAGCCGGTGCCGACGGCATTGGCGCCATCGTATACGGTGACGGTAGCTTTATAGTTTTGCGCGGTGAGAGTGACTCCGCTGCCACCATTAGTAGACCTAACTGTGGCATAAGGAGCGACGTAGTAAGAACTACCGTAGCCAGTCATGCTGACGTCGGTCACTCTACCAGTGCTGTCAGTAGTGACGACTGCAGACGCTCCAGATCCAATAGTCTCTATGATAGTAGCAGTGACTGCAGAGTTAGAAGTAGCCTGTATAGTATCTACTGCGAAAGTCCATGCCGCATCTGTCTTTGAAGAATCAGACAGATCTGCGGGGACTGGCTTGACTACCAAGATAGTCTTGTCACTGTAGGTAGTGGTATCGATGCTGACGACGTTTGCTCTCGCATTCGAAGACGGCTGAGTCAGCTGTGTACCTACAGAGATGGTACCAGTGATGTCAGTCACGGCTATGGCCGATACGAGTACTACGGAGTCGCTGTTGGCATAGCCGGTGCCTGCTGTCCCGATGACTACGTTAGTCACGCCATAGTTAGGCTCTCTGACGTACAGTACTGCGCCGGGAGCGTATGCCGTGCTGTTAGCGTCAGAACCAGAATTGATATACCTGAGGTAGAGTGTCTTGGTGTCAGGATCAGTAGCCTCGTATCCCTCGGCATAATTCAGGACTACTGCCTCGTGATTTCCGGCTGTAGAGACTATGCAATTCTGCAGCGCTGAGACATTGACAGGTGCGCCGTCAGTCTGCGCGTCCTTGATCTTGACGTATGGATAGTTATTGTAGAAGCCGAAAGAGCATCCCCTGATGATGGAGCCCTTCTTAATGATGTTGTCACCGAACTCCTCGATCTGATTCTGGAGGATGGTCTGGAGCTCGTTCAGCTCTCTTACCTGGACCGGTACTGAGGGTTTGAACAGGACTTTGTAGTAGTTCTTTTCGAGTCCAGCGGCCGCCTCGTCGAAGTACGGGGATACGCTCAGGTCTGTCTCAATTGGCATTATACTTCCTCAGAATTAGTAAGAGAAGATGATCTTGAATGTTTCTTTCTGGTCGGGATCTCTGGTTACTGCTTCCAGATTCTCCAAGTAGATGATACTGCCACTGTTGTAGACCAGGTCCGGCTCGTAACTGGTAGCGACATAGGCGGTGTCTTCGCTGGTAAGACCATTCAGAGTGTCTCCAGTATTTATGTAGCCGAACTGGTCGCTTATGTACATAACCGTGTTGGAACCGTCTTCTATCAGGCCAAACAGATTGCCATGTGAGTTGGCGGCAGAATTAGGCTGGTAGACGACTTCGTCATCTTCGAATGTGCCATCAGTGATGACGTTATATCTCCACATCTGTGTGAAGGTGCTCAAGACCGTGTTTTTCTCAGATACGCTTATGTTGTTGACCACGCCATAAGCTCCAGAGTCATACCCCACCAGAGTCTCTCCGGACCCATAGGGTCTCTCTAGATTACGAATTGCGACGGCAGAGTACAAGTCATTGACTACCACCGCCGGATTTGCGACATTGGCCAGATATACTTTGCAGTCATTACAGGCGAAGTTTCCTGGTGTATCAATGGTCAGATGTGTGGAGTTAGTTATGCCCACGATGGTGGCGAGCTGCTTAGCGGAAGAGCTCTCGATGAGCAGGATCGTATTCGCATCGAGGGAATCGAAGTAGGCCACATTTGCAGTGATTGAATTGGAGCTAGTGTTTACAGACACGGAGTCCGTGAATAGCCTGATAGGATTGACCTGATAGACGGTCTCGTCGGTGATGAAGGCAGTGGATCCCTGCGAAGTGAAGTTGACCTTGACATTAGCGAAAGCGGGGTCCGATATGATGCCGATCTGACGGAAGTCGTTGACTGTAGGCAGGTTGTCGCTGTTCGCATTGAACGTGACCGTGAAGCAGACCCTGGTAGCACCGAGTTCATTGTTAGCGTCATAGCCATGACCACCGTATGGGCCGATGATAGGTCTTACTACGGAGTTAGAACCAGCGGGGATTGGCACGACTGTGCTCGAGTAGACGTAGGCCGTGGCCTGTTTGTAGTCTAGGCCCTTGTTCAGAATCTCCACGTAGTCGATGGTATTGGCAGCAGAATTTATCACGGCTCTCGCCGCGGCGTTGACAGTCTGAGTGTAATCGCCGATGATTCTGACTTCAGGAGTGATTTCATACTCTGAAGTGATGTCCAGGCCTAGGTCGGCAGACAGGGTCACAACGCGATTATTGCCGTAGACGTCGTAGCTCTGGATTCGAGAGTAAGTTCCTGCGCCTGTGCCCGAGACCACCTTGAAGATACAACCCATATAGTAGTCATCGAGTGATGAAGACTGGTTATTGCCGGATACGTCGATCTTTCTGGCGTTGCCGTCTATGTTCAGGTCATTTTGACCAAGTGTGCCATAGAGGTAGTTGCTGTAACCCTCGCCAGCAGACTCTACTATGACTACATCGATGGAGCCGTTGTTAGCAGAAGTTGTGACAGAAGTATTAGGCACTACTGGGATGTAGGCGTCAGTACCGAACTTCTCCATGTCAGCATTTGGAATGGTGTACATGTACTTCCAGATGTAGCCATCAGAAGTGCGGTATATCTCATCGAAGTTATCGATGTCTTCTTTATCGGGTGGAACAGTAGACAGAGCGCCATTGTAGTTAAACAGGCACTTGAAGACGTCTCTCTCGCTGCCTCTCTTTACGTTTACGAAGAAGTTCTTGGCGTAGAGATTCTGATCCGTGTCATCATACATGTCATAGACTACGTTTGAGACGTAGTCGTTCCTATCCACCATGACTCGAAGATCGCTGCTGTGAAGTCTCTTTCCGAACAGCATGTCTTTGTAGACCTGACGCTTGTAGCCCTCTGTGTCCTGCGGGCGCGTAGGATCATCATCGCTGACGTCATACTGCGTATGCTTTCCTAAGAAAGCGTAGTAGATGTGTTCGCCGTCATTGTTAGCGCCGACACCGTCGACGACGTCTTCAGCGGTAAAAGTTCTTGCTTCTTGCGGGACGATCTTATAAGTCATCTTTCATCCTAGGCGATATTAGCTATTAGATTCGCACCCTCTGGCAGGGATGCATTGAGTCTGACATCGTTGTTAGCGACCTTGACGTAAGTAGAGAACATCTTGGTACCGAGCATGTGCATAGACCTATTATAGTTCTCTTCATAAGCTTCTCGAGGTATAGAAGTCTTGATGTCGTAGGAGAATTCTTGGTAGTATTCTCCATCGAATAGATATTTACTCGAACTCAAGAACGATGCCTCGTCTTCATGGGCACCGAAAGTCATACCTTGTCTAATCAAGTTGACCTTAGCAGTGCCTGCCCTCATGCCGTCTTGGGACAAGAACGTGGCCTCTTCTTTGTCTCTGAATCCGAAACCGGACGACATGATCTCTAGCTTTCCGATGACGCCGTTGCCAGTCACGACGTTTGCGGTCACCACAGCGTTCAGACCGATTCCGAGAGCGCTCTCGTCTTCGTTCACTCCTACGATAGTCGAGTTGGCACCTGAAGATGAACCACTGATGACTCCGGTTACAGTGAACTGCGTCGTCATCGAACTGTTAGCAGTGCCGATGGGTAGATTCTGACGCCTCACATACAGGATTCTCTCGCCTAGTTCATTTATCTCGATGGCCTTGATGACGCCCTTGGCCCCGTTGTTCTGGCTGATCTGCTCTCCGACCTCGAAGTTGCCGAGCGTGTTGTTACACGTAAGTATGTAGTCTTTCTTATTGAAGCCCGCGGTGTACTTCTCTCTTATGAGAATAAGAGGCGCCTGGTTGTAGTCTTCACCAGGATTGACTGCTACCAGCTTAGTGATACCACCCACGTATCCGTTGATGGATCCCAGGACGTCGTCTATTATGTACTGGAACGTACCAGCGGTGTCTTTCGGGAACTCCCATGCGATGCCGTCGGTAGGCGTGAGGTAGTAGTTGCCACTAGAAGAATCCCATGGGCTGGGATCGACCACGATGTGACTGGAGTTCTTTGATATGATCTCGGTGAAATCTGATAGACCAGCTCCACAGACGTACCAGTTAGTGCCTAGGTCTATGTCGGCAGTTCCACCGGTCACCGCTACTGAGTTGACGCCGGCAGCGAAAGTCAGTGTAAGAGAGTTAGAGAACGCGGTAGAGTTAGAGATCTTCAAGTCCATATATGGGACGTTGGCCTCGTTATTACTGACCAAGAAGTCAGTGTACAAGCTGTAAGTCTCTGAGTACGACAGCGTATTAGAAGTGTCGAACGTGGCGTGCTTACCGGTACTGAGCGCTATGAGATTAGCTGCGCTATTCGAGCCGTAGATGATCATCTGGCTATTGCCGTCGAGAGTCCATCCGAGCGTGTAGACTTTATTGTTTCCTGCAGAGATGAAGTCGTTAGTGATATTAGCCACGCCTACATACGCGTCATAGGAGTTTAAGTAAGCCGTGTTACCAGACTCACTACCGTTGGCATACTGCATGTATACGTTGACGGTGCTGCGGAACACACCGGTAGCTTCTTCTAGTCTGACCGAGAACGTGTTGGCTGCACCCACTAGACTGACGATCTTACCACGCGCCGAGATGTCATATCCACCGGTGTAAGTCCTCCTCTGAGTGAGGTACTGACCAGTCGTGAAAGATCCTTCGACATTACTGATGTAGAGCGTGACTGAATTGCTGACTCCTACTACGTTACCGGTAGCAGTCCTATTGACGTATGCGGAGACGTTGATGGAGAAGGCGTTCGACGGAGCCCAGAAGTAAGTATTGGTCTGAGCATTGCCAGACAGGTTGTAGACGAACAGGTTGGCAGTCTTTGCGACAGAATTAGAGATCTCGTTATTGACTATCTCTACGGTGGCTATGACTCCTCCAGTAGAGTTGTAGCTGGTCAACACAGTTCCCACGCTTATGGTTAAGATGTCGGTAGCAGTGTTGACTGATATTGCAGAAGAGTTGATCGCAGAATTAGTGCTGACGTATAAGTTGCCGAAGCCACCGTTAGCCGTGACCGCGAAGTTAGACAGATTGATGTCAGTCACAGAAGTACGAATGACTAGCGTCTGAGTCTGTGCAGTAGCATTGACAGTGGAGTTCGATACGATGACGCCAACGGCCGTATTCGTGGTGCTGTTGGTCTGATAGAGAGTAGCGCCATTGGAATACCAGCTAGTACCTGGTTTCGCTACGACTACTTCTTGATCAGATGTATCAAACTTGTAGTTGAGATTGGCCAGTGGCTGGTAAATCTTCTCCAGAGTGAAGTATGGTGACGATACGTATGGAGCTTTGTCTGGGTTGTTGACCGCGTAGTCTACCACGACGTTTTGAAGAGTCATGATCTTGTCAGACACATATACCGTCGGACCCGAGAGCAGTGGCTCGCCTACCACGGCCTGAGTGTAACCCCAACCACCGTCTATCAGATAGAAGTCGACTAGTCCGCTGGTATTGTATACATTGGCGACTCTGGCTATGGCGGCGTAACCATTCAGCGAGTTGACGTTGACTAGATCGCCAATCTTAAAGTCTTCGCT